ATCTTTGGCTTGCCTCGATTTCAATATGCATATCTCAATGAAGAATATCCATATGAAATCCAATATGATCGTGACCTAATCGAGATAGCCAATCTTGATATCGAGGTTGGTTCTGATAATGGATTCCCAACACCAGAAGCTGCGGCCGAGCCAATCACGGCTATCACTCTCAAGCGCGGTAAGAAATTTATCGTGATGGGTTGTGGTGACTATCGCCCATCGCGCCATGATGTCAAGTATATGAAATGCCGTGATGAGCGTGACCTATTGGAAACCTTTCTGATGGAATGGGAGCGCGGCCATCATCCTGAGATTGTCACTGGTTGGAATGTCACCTTCTTTGATATTCCATATCTGGTGAATCGTATCACTAAGGTATTAGATGCAAAGGCTGCAAAGCGACTATCTCCTTGGGGATTCATCTCACAGCGCACGACAAATATCATGGGTAAGACGCAGACAGCCGTTGATATGGCTGGCGTGTCCACTCTTGATTACCTTGAGATGTATAAGAAGTTTACATATTCACAACAAGAATCATATCGCCTAGATCATATTGCTAATGTTGAGTTAGGTGAGAAGAAGCTTGACTATTCTGAATATGGTTCATTGCACAATTTGTATAAAGAAAATTATCAGAAGTTTATTGATTATAATATCAAAGACGTTGAACTTGTTGATCGTCTCGATGAGAAGATGAAGCTTATCGACATGGTTCTTGCTCTGGCCTATGATGCTAAGGTGAATTACACTGACGTATTCACTCAGGTTAAGATGTGGGATGTTCTAATCCACAATCATCTGTGGAAGAAGAAGGTCTGCGTGCCTATCACTGGTGGTGGCAGCAAGGATGAAGCTTATGTTGGTGCATATGTCAAAGAACCGCTTGTCGGCGCGCATCAATGGGTATTGTCATTCGATTTGGATTCACTGTATCCGCATCTGATCATGCAATATAATATCTCACCCGAGACACTTGATCGTGTAAATCGTGTGGATATTACTGTTGATAATCTACTCGATCCAAATTATCAGCCGCCGCTGCGTGAGGGTTATAGCCTTGCTGCAAACGGTCGATACTTCAGCAATCAGTCTCAGGGCTTTCTGCCTGAGATGATGGAACGCATGTATGAGAGTCGGTCTGAATATAAGCGCAAGATGATCGAGGCTCAAAAGGCTGTTGAATCTGCAAAGACTCCGCAAGAAAAGCGCGACCATGAAAAGTCTGTATCTCGATACAAGAACATGCAGCTTGCAAAAAAGGTTCAGCTAAACTCAGCTTACGGTGCAATCGGTAATCCATATTTCCGCTTCTATGATCTTAATCAGGCCACAGCTATCACAGTCGGTGGACAGCTTTCTATTCGCTGGGCTGAAGTTAAGATTAATGAATATATCAATAAGCTTCTTGGTACAGAAGATGTTGATTATGTTATCGCAGTTGATACCGATAGCTTGTATATCACTCTTGATGGTCTGGTGACTAAGGTATTTAAAGACAAAACTCCTACAACCGAACAGATTGTCACCTATCTTGACAAGATCGCTTCACAGGCATTCAAGCCAGTCATTGACAAGATATATGCAGGCCTGCATGAGCATATGAATGCCTTCGCACAGAAGATGTCTATGAAGCGAGAGAACATTGCAGACCGTGGTATCTGGACAGGTAAGAAGCGTTACATTCTGAATGTTCATGATTCTGAAGGTGTGCGATATGAAACACCAAAGCTAAAGATGATGGGCATTGAAGCAGTTAAATCTTCGACTCCCGCATTTTGTCGCAAGGCTATTAAAGATGCATTGAACATCATTATGACTAAAGATGAAAGCGCAATGCATCAGTTTATTGCATCTTTCCGCGAGCAATTCAATAAGATGCGCTTTGAAGATATTGCATTTCCAAGAGGAATTCAGGGCCTTGGGAAATATAGAATGGTCGAGAAGGGTATTCCAATTCATGTGAGAGCTAGTCAGACATATAATACTCGTCTCAAACAACTCAAGCTTGATAAGACCTATGATCTTATCAAAGATGGTGATAAGGTAAAATTCTGCTATATGAAAATGCCCAATCCATTAAATGAGAATGTATTGGCTATCGCATCCGTTCTACCATCAGAGTTTGAGATTGACCGATACATAGATTATAAGACACAGTTTGAAAAGGCATTTCTTGATCCGCTTCGCTCGATCCTTGATGTGATTGGATGGCAAGATGAAGATAGACCTACACTGGAGAAGTTTTTCACCTAATGGCATACTTGAATCATAATCTTCCGACATTCACATGTTATATGCGGAATGAATATCTGTATAATCATGAGAAGGGTCATGGTGAATTTACACTATGTGATGTGCATAGTGTCGCAAGCATGGAGAAGCGAGTACCTCTCTTTGAAGCATTTCTAGATAATGGTGTCAATTGGACACGCCGACCACTAATGGCCTTCTGTTGGAAGAAGGATGCACCAGTTCCAAAGATTGAGGATTGCTATTACTGGAACTGCTTTAGCCCATATATTGATGTTAATATTCGCACTCGTATGGCTGGGCTACGCGCACAACTAATTCGTTGTGATGGTAGTCATATTAGCGGTGAATATATGTTTACTATGGATTGGTCATGGGAGAATAAGGGTATCTTAGATACAAATTTTAGTGAGACACCTGAGCATAAATGTGCTCACATGTTTAAGGTTGATGATGGTAATTTTTATGCATACCCAAACAATAGGATCATATGGCATGATGATGCATGGATTGATGTGCCGCTCAAAAATAATCCAGGATATCAGATCGACATGACAGTATATTCCGTAGAAAACAAACGAAATCTAATCACAGACAATAGCTATATGACAGAATTTAAACAAGGAGATAAATCATGAGCAAAGATTTCTTTAGAGATTTGGTCAAACAAATCGGCGACGTTGATACACACATTGCTGATGATGGTTTACATTCATCAGAATTTGCTGGTGCAATGGATACAGGTTCATATCTATTAAATGCAGAGCTATCTGGCAGCATCTATGGCGGTGTGCCTAACAATAAGATCACAGCATTTGCTGGTGAGAGTGCAACTGGTAAGACATTCTTTGTTCTTGGTCTCGTGCAACAGTTCCTGAAAGATAATCCAGATGCGGGTGTCTTTTATTATGACACAGAAGCTGCGGTTACTAAGGAAATGTTTGTAGCTCGTGGAATCGATCCGCGCAGGGTTGTTATTTCTGAGCAGGCCACTGTGCAAGGCTTCCGCACTCATGTTATGAGAACGCTTGATAACTATCTCAAGGTACCTGAGAAAGAACGTCCAAAGATGCTCATGGTGCTCGACTCATTGGGTCAGCTTTCAACTGAAAAAGAATTGGAAGATATCGCAGAGGGTAAGAACACGCGCGATATGACTCGGTCACAGCTTATTCGTGGTGCTTTCCGCGCACTATCACTCAAGCTTGCTCGGGCTAATGTATCATTGCTAGTGACCAATCATATCTTCAATGTGATCGGTGCATATGTGCCGACCAAAGACATGGGTGGTGGTGAAGGTTTGAAGTATGCGGCCTCACAGATTATTTTCTTGACTAAGAAAAAAGATCGCGATGGCACGGAGGTTGTTGGTAATATCATTCATTGTCGTGTAGCCAAGAGTCGCTTTACTAAGGAAAACAAGTCGATTGATGTAAGGCTATCTTATGATAAGGGCCTTGATCGTTACTACGGATTGCTTGACTTGGCTGAGAAATATGGTATAATTAAGAAGATTGCGAATCGCTTTGAAATGCCTGATGGTGGAAAATATTATGCCAAGCAGATTGAACAAGATCCTGAACGGTTCTTTACAAAAGATTTGCTAGATCGTATTGATGCGGTCGCAGCAAAAGAATTTAAGTATGGTCAAGGTGAAACAAGTGAGGTAGAACATGACGAAGAAGAAAGTGCCAACGAGACCGCTAGCTGAGTATACAGTGGTCGATCACGCTGAAGTGAAAGACCACATGTGCTTTGGTATTGAGTCTGGTAAGTTCAAAGGGACGGTATTTCGTTTCGATACCGTCAAAGTTGGTGAATCTCTTGATGATGAAGATAATGCAGTCGTCAGATTTACCTATACAGTATTAGAAAATGAATTTAATACTAAGGGTAATCAAGACTTCGAACGTACCATAGCATCAATACTATATCATATAATTGAAACAACGGCGGAAATGAATGCGAATCGAAACGACGGTGCTTCGGCACCTACTACATGATGATGATTTTGCACGAAAGGTATTACCTTTTGTAAGCGAAAAATATTTCTCTGATGTCTCTGAAAAGCTAGTATATTCTCGCATTTCAGAGTTCATGGAGAAATATAATTCTCTCCCTACCCGTGAGGCCCTATCCATCGAGATAGAAGGCACCAAGGGTTTGGGTGAGAAGGAACATCAATCTGTCATGCAGATTATCGATGGGCTTACTCGACCTGAGCCCGTCGATAAGACCTGGTTGCTTGACTCTACTGAGAAGTTTTGTCAAGAGCGAGCCATCTATAATGCAATCATGGATAGCATCACTATCCTTGATGGTAAAGATAAAGATCGCAGTAAGGGATCAATCCCACAGATACTCACCGATGCACTTGGTGTATCCTTTGATACACATATCGGCCATGACCTGATCGATGACTATCAAGGTCGATATGACTTCTATCATCGCGTAGAAGAAAAGGTTCCTTTCGATCTAGAATACATGAACAAGATTACTAGAGGTGGTCTATCACGAAAGTCGCTGAATATTATTTTGGCAGGCACTGGTGTTGGCAAATCTCTAGCAATGTGTCATATGGCCGCAGCCAATTTGATGATGGGTAAGAATGTTCTATACATCACAATGGAAATGGCCGAGGAAAAGATCGCGGAACGTATTGATGCTAACCTGCTGAATGTACCGATTCCAGATTTGCAATCTCTACCTAAAGACCTATATGAAAAGAAGATTGCAGGTATTCGAGCAAAGACTACTGGCAAGCTCATTATCAAAGAATATCCGACAGCTTCAGCACATGCTGGTCATTTCCGTCATCTACTCAATGAATTAAACCTGAAGCGGTCTTTCGTACCAGATATCATCTATATCGATTATCTAAATATTTGTATGTCAGCGCGCATCAAAACAGGTTCCAATGTTAATAGCTATACCTATGTTAAGGCTATAGCTGAGGAGCTAAGAGGTCTTGCAGTTGAGCGCAATGTTCCAATTGTATCAGCGACACAAACCACTCGATCTGGTTACTCCAGCTCTGATGTCGACTTGACTGATACCTCCGAATCATTCGGTCTACCTGCGACTGCTGATTTCATGATTGCCCTTATCTCTACTGAGGAGCTACAAGAGCTAAGTCAGTTCATGGTAAAACAGCTAAAGAATAGATATAGTGACCCGGCCGTGCATCGTAGATTTGTTATCGGTGTCGACCGGGAGAAGATGCGCCTCTATGATGTCGAGCAATCGGCCCAGTCAGATATCATGGAGGACAGACCTGTCATGGATAAGACCGCATTTGGTCAACGCCGTGATGAGGAAGAGACTATGGGTTGGAAAACAAAGAAAATGGGTCGGAAGGACTTCTCAGGTTTAAAGGTGTAAAATGGGTAAGAGTCGCAAGTTTGATCCGGATGATTATGAAGATGATTACGGGTTCACGGATCGTAAAGAAAATGACTGGCGAGATGAGCGCAAAGAAAAACGTGCTAAAAAAGAAGCCATAGATGTCGAACCACCTAAGACTATATGGCAACCAAAAACTCCGCGGGCTCGTCGTTAATATATACTTCTGACCCTACTTCGCCATTGACATTGAGCGGTCATCCTGGTACTATTAACCCATGATGAGAGGTGTCCATGGCAAGATCAGGTCCGCGCATAGCGGTCTATGGCAGGGACAAAGTCTATAGGGACCTCATCCGAGGCGCTACCAGATGGATGGTAGCCGATCTGGTGGGCCCTAGACTTTCAGAGACTTTGACCATCAAGGTCAAGCTGGTCAAAGACCTCTTTAAAGAAGAGGGTGTATTGGGCGACTGTGAATGGATAGATGATAACAAACGCCCAAGAGAGTTTTTGATTAGACTCTATGCTGGTCCAAACCGCAAGAGAACACTCAAGACTCTAGCCCACGAGTTGGTGCATGTAAAGCAATTTGCTAGAAGCGAAATGTATGATCATGTACAGAATATCGATCTTGTGACCTGGAAAGGTCAACGAGTAGATTCTAATAAGGTTAGCTATGAGGATCATCCTTGGGAGAAAGAGGCCTATGAAATGGAAACGCCTCTATTGAACAAATGGGCTCATATAACTGGTAATGAACAATACATTTGGAGGTCTAGAAGATGATGTGGTTATTGGTAGTGGTGAGCCTAGTATTCACCACGGACGACGGCCCAAGGGTTTCTTTTTTGCTTGCATCCTCTTATGAGGAATGCACAGCCGCCGCCAATGCAGGTAATGCTGGCGCATTTGATAGACTTGATCGGACCCGCAATGGTTTTTTCTGTTATAGGGTAACGCTGAAATGACTCAAGAGATTAGCATACCCACAACTTTCTATCAAAGTGTAAACATAGAATCTATTGAAAGACTCTATGAGGCCAAATATGTTGGTGCATGGTCTATCAAAGAAAAATCTGGAAACTGGAGTCTGCATCCAGTCGAGGTATTCTATCAACCCATTCTAAAAGACCCATCACATAAACATTACTTTGGGGTCTATCTAGGACCAGAAGGTCATGTTCATATCTGCGATGCTACCTCAGCCTTTTCTGATCCAATTGCAGGCGCAGTTGCAAATGATGATGAGATAATCGTAAGCGGATATAGACACGACTATCGGAAAAGTAGAGATGGGTCTGTATTCATTGACGGTGGTCGAGATTACATCAAAACCAATACTAGAAAATTAGTTAATCTTACTATGGTTGAAGGTAATCTTATAGTTTCATAAATATGGCTATCATATAAAGAGGTGGTCATGTCATTCAAAAGATGGTTATTCGAACAAACGGAGTCTAAGAGACTCCCTTTCGATAAGACGTCTAAACGTCGTGGGTGGTGGCGTGAAGGTGATCACTATATTCTATATCACGGCACGCATGATCGCAACGTAGCATCAATGATGAAGTCTGGTATCAATAAACCAGATCCATCCACTGGAATGTATTCAACAACACCAGACCCTCACACCGCACATGGTTATGCATCCATGTCTGGTGGTGGGGGTGAAGCACATTTTAGAGGTGTCAATGCTAAAGCTACCACGACTCCTCATAGCGAACGCTCAGTTTTAAAATTAAAAATACCTGCGGACTGGGCCGAACGTAATATGGATGCGGACCTGCGCGGCAATATGGGTGATGCTCGCCGCAGAATGTTAAGTCGTGGTGAATATACCAAATGGGTCGCAGGCAATCCGGATAAAAATGACTCAGAATATTATATGGCCACAGAGGTTCGGTTCAAGAAACCGATTCCTCCTGAATTTATTGAGGGTCATATGAAAAAATTCGAGGGGTAAAGTTTAGATGGCAAATTTATCTGCATCTGAACTATTGAAGGCGGGCCGAGAATATAGGTCTGAAGTTATTATTCGAAAGATAAAAAAGAAAGAGCCGTTTGAAATGGATAACGGTCGCAAAATTATATTGAAAGCTAGCATATCATCATTGTCTTTACTTGCTAAAATGACAAAAACATCTCAAGAAATAAATTCTATCATATTTTTGGGTGATGATGGTAAAGAATATAAAGTAACAAATATAAAAAAGAATGCTGATTTTGGTGGAAAGGGTGATAGATCCGGTGTGGCTAAAGAAGATGCTGCATTAGCCTCTCTCAATAAGCAAATATTAGATGCAAAAAAGAAAGAGAAAATTGGTACATTGCCAATTAGAATAGGAAATAAAACATACAAAGCAACCATAGCTGAAAGCACACCAGGAACTCCAAAATCAGACTTTCATCTACTTGATTCTGATGGTAATGAAATAATATGGATATCGCATAAAGATGGACGGGGTCCAAGAGATTTCCAACAATGGGGAGGAATCTCTGAAAGATCAGAGCCTACAATATTTCGTCATCCAGAAACACAAAAATTTATTAGAGATTTAAAAGCTATGTACCCTAGAGGGTTACCTCCAGCGACTACGCTTTATCGAAAAATAAAAGATAAAAAATTAAAAATGTTATCTGTATATGGTAATATGTTTGGTGGTGGTTTAGGCCAGCAAAATGTATCGATATTATTACAGGGTCCTATTAAACTAGAAAAGGTAGGCACCTCATATAGAATGATTGCAAATCACGTTCATTTAAATGGTGAGTCTGTAGATTCTGGTGGATTTGAGCCTGTTATTATGGCAATATATAAAGGTGATCGTTCCGATGCTGGTGTACCAGGAACAAGAATAGTCATATCACCAATTGAAGGAAGAAAGGGTGTGCCTTTCTAATGCTTACATTTAAAACATTTATTACTGAGTCAGTGGCCGCTGATGATAAGTTAAAGCATCTAGAACATGCTGAGGATCATCCTATCAATGCTGGTGCTGCTGGTTTCAAACATGCTGCTGATACGCTAAATTCAGTACACAACCAGCTTCTCCGCAAAGATGGATCTAATGTCAAGGTGACAATGAAATATGATGGTTCTCCATCAATAGTATTTGGTCATCACCCACAAACAGGTAAATTTTTTGTTGCATCAAAATCAGCCTTTAATGTAAAACCAAAGATAAATTATACAGATCAAGATATTGAAGCTAATCATGGTCATGCGCCAGGCCTGGTATCAAAACTAAAATCTGCACTAAAGCATCTACCAAAGGTGACACCTAAGGGTGCTGTATATCAAGGTGATATCATGCATACTCCTGAAGATGTAAAGACATCAGGCGATACATTAAATTTCAAGCCTAATACCATAACATATTCTGTACCCAAAGATAGTCCTGTTGGTAAGAAGGTTGCACGCGCACAATTAGGTGTGGCCGTGCATACAAAATATCAAGGTAAAACATTAACTGATATGAAGGCTGGGTTTGAGCCTGACACATCATCATTTAAACAGCATCCAGATGTTCATATGATTTCTGTAGAGCATCCTGTAGATCGCACTGGTTATTCATCCGCACAAGAACGCGAATTTGAAAGTCATATGAAGAAGGCTAAAGCTGTAGCATCTTCGATGACATCAGCATCACATAAGGCTGTTGAAAGACATCGCGATAACATAAAGATGTATATCAATGATACTGTTCGTCAAAGCACTAAGCCTACTACAGATGGTCTTAGAAAATATATTACAGCTAGACAAGCAAAAGCTTTATCAACTCTAAAGACCGACAAGGCTCGTAGTATAAAGCAGCAAGAATTAAAAGATTCACTAGACCATCTTGATGCTAATAGTCACCATATAGACAAAGCTTTTGAATTGCATGGACATCTACAACGTGCTAAAGATGTTCTTGTTCATGCATTGTCATCAAATCCAGGTCCATTTCAACATACAATTGGTGGACAAGCTGCTAAACCTGAAGGCTTTGTTGCAATCAAAAACGGTGCTCCTACTAAGCTAGTCGACCGAGCAGAATTTAGTAGAGCCAATCTCTTAGCCGCAAGAGGTTAAAAACCCTAAATAGGCGAGCGCTGTATAGTCCACGGAAAACCAGCGTAGGGAGGGCAAATGAAGCCTGTTGCAATTACTTTTGGGCGCATGAACCCGCCTACCATTGGCCACCAAAAGCTGGTCGACCATCTACATTCTGTCGCGAAAAAGCACGGTGCAGATGCCGAAGTACACTTATCACATACACAAGATAGCAAGAAAAATCCTCTGTCGCATGGACAGAAGGTTGGTCTAGCTCGTAAAGCTTTTGGCTCTTCTGTTCAGTCTGGTCCACATAAGACCATCATCGATGTGATGAAGCACCTGCATAAGCAAGGTCGCAAAGAAGTTCATGTCGTGGTAGGTGGTGACCGCCACAAAGAAATGCATGAGCTCCTGCACAAATATAATGGTAAGGACTATCATTTTGATAAGATACATGTCCATTCTGCGGGAGAGCGTGATCCGGATGCTGAAGGCGCTGAAGGTATGTCAGCATCCAAGATGCGAGAACATGCAAAAAACAAAAATCACGAAGCCTTCAAATCAGGTCTACCAACAGGTTTACGGTCATCGTCACATAGGGTGATGAAGATGGTTCGCTCTGGTATGGGTCATGTTGAAGAAGGTGATCCGTTCGGCGGTGGCACGTCAGCTTTCACTCCAGCAGATCGCGAGATGCCACAGACTGCAGTATCAATGCAGCATGAAGAAGATCCTGATGGACCTGATGAACCTCGTTCAAGCGAGGCTATCGGTGCACACGAAGAATTAAATCATAAGCTATTTGCTGATGATCGCTTGATGCCTGAGGTTCGCATTCAGCTACGCAAGATTGCAGATCAGTTTATTCGTTTTGTTGCAGTACCTCTTGATGTCAAAGATATTGTATTTACTGGTTCTAATGCTAGCTATCATTATACCGATCATAGTGATATCGATCTACATGTGGTTGTGAAGCTAAAGGGTGGTGCATCAATGCGCGCATATATGCGCCAGCTATTTGATGCAAAGAAAAGCCTCTGGAATCAGATGCACAATATTAATATTCGTGGGTTTGAGGTCGAGCTTTATATCGAACCGACCGAAGAGCCTGCGGTTAGCTCTGGTGTGTATAGCATCCAAAATGACAAATGGGTGAAGCATCCTACTAATCAAAAGCCTACCATGGATGATGTCAGTGTGCGTAGCAAATATCGTCAGTATAAAGATGAGATCGATGCAGCTATAAAATCAAATGATATGTCGAAAATTGGAGCTTTGCTGGCAGAGCTTCGTGAAATGCGTAGTTCAGGTCTAGCTAAAGGTGGTGAATATAGTGTCGAGAATATAGTCTATAAATTACTTCGCAGCAGAGGTGATCTACAGAAATTGTGGTCGATTCAATCAGAGCTGGGCGACAAGGAATTATCACTTGAAGGTCATCGCTATTACTCAGGCCTAGACAAGTCGACTGCCAGCAAACGTAAGTCTCAATTTAAGAGACAGACAAAGATGTCAGATAATGATCCAAGCGCATATAAGGCAGCGCCTGGTGATAGTAAAAAGACTAAGACAAGTGTTCATACAATGAAATATCGCAGACAATTTGGCGATAACTATAATGCGAATGATGTTCAATTCAATCCACCGGAGCTGCCCGTGCGTTACTCATACCTATCTGCTTCATATAACAAGAGATTTGAGCAGTTCGCGGAAGCTGCTGGTTATCGGGACATGTTTAGAGGAATCGTTCCTCACGGATTAGATCCGACTACTGAACCTTTGAGCCATGCAGTTCCAACATCAAGATATGATCTGGAATCCGCCGATAGCGCGTCAAAGCTGGTGCAAGATAAGCATCGCAGAGAAAAAGAGACTTTAGCTAAAAAGCACGAGAGGGAGAGAGAATCCATGAAGATGCAGGATCTCCGCAAGAAAATGATGCAGCGCGATGAAGAAGTCGAGCGAATTGCAGAAGCGACTAAAGACGGAAATGCAAGCTGGAGGGTTCCAGCTCATGTCAAAAAGCATCTAGAAGATAAGCATGGTCGGGCGCAGTCCATTCATGTATCCTCTGATGGGTCAAAGATAACTCATAGTGTACGTCACCTTGATGATGATGGTATGGATCACTATGAAACTAGAACACACGAATACAATGGTAAAGATCCAGTCAAAGATCGTAAAGTTGGCAAACTGATTAAACATGTTAAGCCAAAGATGTCAGTCGAAGAAGCGGCCGATCAAGGTCTTGCTAAGAAGGCCGAGAAATCTGGTATTCCAGTTAGCGTATTGCGTCAGGTTTATAATCGTGGTATGGCTGCATGGAAGACTGGACATCGCCCAGGAGCTAATCAGCAACAGTGGGCCTATGCTCGTGTGAACTCTTTCATCACCAAGGGTAAGGGTACATGGGGTGGTGCTGATAAAGACCTAGCTGCCAAGGTTCGCAAAGAAGAAGTTGATGAAGCTTGCTGGGATGGTTACAAAGCTGTTGGTATGAAAAAGAAAGGTGATCGCATGGTACCAAATTGTGTACCTGAAGCTATCACAAAAGCTGCTGACTTTGAATATAAGAAAGAAACGCTACCTGATGGTAGAGTTGTATATCGCAAGATTCATAAGAAACTAAAGGTTGAGGGTGATCCAAATCCTCTGCATCGCGAGACTGGTACAGATTCTTTAGTAAAGAATTATAAGAAAGATACACCAGGCCAGAATGAATCTGCTAATGATGCTCGCTATATGGCGCCAGTGCCATGGGCAAAGCAGACAACAGAAGATTCAAAGTCACCGAAGACATTTGAAGATGTACGCAAGGCCTTAGCTGGTCTCCGTGAACAAACAGAATTGTCTGAAGATTTTGTACCTGGAATTATGGATGCACCAACGGCTCAACAGCTAGGCATTCGCGCACAATTCGGTTATGCTGATCATCCTTCAGTCGAAGAAGAAGATGATGCAGGCTGTGGTTGCGGCGGCAACTGCCAGTGCGATGATGTCGAAGAGGAGCTGGAGATCACCGAAGCTGAATATCAAGGACGCAAGGTGACTCTGAATAAGCCATTCCGCACACCTGGTGGTCCGAAGAAGTCTGCTGTGTATACAACAAATGCATCAGGTAATGTAGTTCTTGTACGTTTTGGTGATCCCAACATGACGATCAAAAAGAACATTCCGGGGCGCCGTCGTAATTTCCGTGCGCGTCACAACTGCGATAACCCAGGGCCGCGCTGGAAGGCGCGCTACTGGTCCTGCAGAGCATGGTAATATACCAATAATAAAGTATTTGCATCTATAAACTGAGAAAAAATTACTCGCTAAGGAGAGACTAACATGAAAGATAATAGTAAATTCGGGTCATCAGACTCACTTATCGCCGCAGTTCGCTCCATCATGGAGAAGGAACATACGGTGCCTAAGGGTGCTAAAGAAAAGAAGCTAGCTGCGCTGGCTCATCCGAAGGATAAGATCACGCATAAAGACGTGCTGGTTGGCCGCGGTGTCCTGAAGAAGGAAAATAGCGGTGAGCGCATGGGTACGATTGTCGCGACTCGCAAGGAGAAGGTCGAGGTGGATCCGAAGCTTAAAGAGGAAGAGCAAGTCGATGAGCGCAAGCTAACCGGGGCTGAGACTGATAAGAAAGAAAAGTATGTGATGTCACTCAAGAAAAAGATGGGTGGCTTCAAGAAGCGTTATGGTGAGCGTGCTAAGGAAGTGATGTATGCTACAGCTACAAAGATGGCTAAGAATGAAGAAACCGGGCAGATCGATGAGATAGATAATGCACCATCTAGTGGAGATTATAGTCGTTATAATAGCCCAGAGGCGCAAGAACGCAGAAAAAAAGAACGTGAAGAGCTTGCTAAGCAAGCGCATTCAACTCCTAAAAAAGCAAAAATAGCTAGCAAGCTTGGTATAAAAAAGGAAGAAGTCGAGCAGGTTCAGGAAATCTCGACAGGTCTTGCTAGTCGTTATCTAAAAAAGACTGATCCAGAAACCAGCTCACCAAAAGAAGTCGAAAAGCGCAAGACTGGCCGCGCTCTAGCCCTTACTAAGAAGTGGGGCGGTAAGGTTGGTGGAACAGCTGCACCTAAAGTTCCGACGAAGGACTAATAGAATGGCTAAAGATAAGCGCGAATATGGATATGAAGGTGATATGGCAATTAGCCAGTTAAAGTCTATCATATCCAATGCACAAGCTCTTATGTCAATGATGAAACCTGAGACGGACCTACCAGAGTGGGTCCAACTCAAAATCACGCTTGCACAAGATTACGTTTTAACAGCACGTGATTATATGAGTTCTGAGATGTCGGAGGCCGTCACAACAGAGAAGCCACCGTTCGAAGGTCCCTATACTAAGTCTAAAGATGCGAGCCCAACTCGCTCACGCCTCAAGTCTCTTACAAAAAAGGCGCGCGAGACTCTGGCTAAATCCACGGTAAAAAAGTCTAAATAGAAACACTTATATTATGCTGAGTAGTGCTTAACGAAAAGCGAAGGAGATACGCTTATGCCTTTATGGAATTTCGGTAAGGAGTCTGCGGGCTCTCAGTCTGGTGCAAACACACAGGCTGGTATTAAATACGGCCAGCAGCCGTTCGGTGGTGCGACCGATGGTCGCGAATCTTGGAAGCGCAATGTTATTGCGACTAACCAAGGTTGGGTGCGTCGCCGCAATATCACTAAGGATGGTGCAAACTCGCAGCGCGACGAGATTCTTGTTTCGGCCAATCCTGGGATCGCTAGCGATGGATATGCTAACATCGCGCATCTAGGGTTTGCTGAGATTACACAGATTTATCTGTCGACAAATTCGACAGGTGGTAATGCACTTCAGCGTAGTGCTACGGCCAATCTATATGTCGTATTCAATGAGCCGGTTCGTCACCGCGGTGGCACAGGCTTTATTCGTATCCGCATTGCAAATACCGTTACTGGTAATACAGTAATTGCGACTGCAAATGCAAAGTCAACGACATCCCGCACAGACATTATCAATGCAAATAACACGCTGGTATTCCGTTTTGTTCCGGGTAGTGCTGGTACATACAAGGTCAATGCTAATACACTAGCATTCAGTAGCGCATCTGGTGGTGCATTTACTGCAAACCTGATTAGCTTGAATCTTGGTACGAATGGCGGCGAATTGGCCAATACAGTTCTTACAGGTTCTGTGTCAAATAACTTTGGCACATTCACTGTCCGCTCAGCCACAACTGGCGGCTAATAGTTAGGGAGCGATAGTATGGCCGATAAGAAGGTAAGTCAGCTAACGTCTTTGGGCACTACATCGTCCGAAGACCTGCTGCTAGTGATAGATAATCCTAACGGAACTCCGACATCGAAGAATATGACTGTAAAGTCATTCTTCGGTGCGGTGCCGTCTAATACTGTGTTCAATGGTCGCGTGACCCTGAAAGCAAATGCGACCATCACATGTTCCAATACGGTCGTGACATCCAATGTGAATATTACATCGAATGGCTTGCTCAAGGTGAATAATTTCATCACCACTATTCGGTCTACACCAGCATCTAATAATGCTGCGACTGCAGGCTATAA